TAAGAATTTCAAAACAGAATTGAGTAAAATTGCTTGGTTCATGCGTGGTGGAGTCACCATGGACGAATTGTACGGTAGCAGTCCAGAAGACAGAGAGGTGTTTTCCAAAGTGATCAAGGACAACCTAGATACTGCTAAAAAAACAGGACAACCCTTCTTTTAACATATAGATACTATATATAAAGTATAAAAAATCATACACACACGGTGCCTAGAACCAAATAGCATCATTTAATCAATGACACACACATTCTAAATAAATCACATATGCAAGTCTACACACAAATTGTACGACCCCAGGAGTTGGATGAGGATGACCTGTGGATTCCCTGTCTTAAAACAGCCACCGTTGAACACTCTCCTGCAGATGCACAAGGACTGATCATCACACACATCGAAGCCATCAAACACTATGCTCACAGTCTAGCAGAACTGTTGGATCAGAAGGTGTACGCCGTGGGATCTAAAACTTATGACCGACTCGTAGAGGCGGGCTTCGCAGAAAAAAATATTCATTGGCGACACACAGCCAACGATCTAAAACTGCGTTCCAAAAACACAGGCCCAATCACTTGGCTCCACGGAGACAAGTACGCCAGAGATTTTCGTGCGATACCAGAAGTCACTGCGATTCAGACATACGAATCAAAACCAGATTCGAACGCCATCAAACAGATATTGAAATTGGAACCAGATGTTATTCATGTGTATTCTGATTCTGTGTTGAAAGAGTTGGAGATTAGAAACTGGAGTCACACCAAGTTGAAACACGTTGAATCAGCGGAACCTGATCGTTCTGTTTGGTTGGATTGTGAATCATTTGATCCCAATGTTTAAGAACGACTAGCGTCGTTCTGCTTTTCGCTTACGCTCAAGCATTTAAGCAATCACATAACGAAGTTATGTCGTGCATCATGCAGACAGTTGATCCATACTTCACCCAGTAACGGGAAAAAGTATGAAGCCATCATGCGAGACTAGCCTGCCATTTTGTGAAAGGAACTTTTGTACGGAAGCGGTGACCCGCCAACTCCCTATTCCAGACTTCATTAGTCACGGGCAACTGCTTTCACCCTTCACAAACAAAGTGAGCAGTTGTGATGTTGTATCTTTTTCACAGAGCATCTTCTTTTGTGCCTTTAGTTAGCACTAGACTTGCAACTCAGGATTCACCATTGTGTTTCAAACGCACTTCCTGGATCTACGATCAGCGATGTTGCTATGTTAAGCCTTCTTGTAATTTTTTAGTTCTTCTTTTAGGATTCGGGAACCACCAACTCTAACATTGATGATACCATTGTAATAATCGTCGGATTCTAATACTCGCCTTTCGAATTGNTCTCGAGCTTCGAGATAACTCATTACGCCTCTTGTGTTGCAAATGTACAGTATTTCTTTTGTAAACTTGTCTTCGCCTAATTCTGCCACGTCAGCATTTAGATGATCTGAGGAACCCCAATAGTCTTTCCAGTCAGATTCAACTTTGCTTCTACGTTTGTTTATCCTACCCTTGAGAGGTGGACGTGTCTTCTTGAATTTCGCCAGTTTTTTGCCCACATACTGTCTACCGTTGGTTGTGTTTGTGATTAGATACACAAATCCTTCGCAGTCTTCTGGCAGTGTGTGAATGGGTTTACCCTGATAAGTCCATGGCATATGGACATACTTACTGATTATTTTTTTCGCTGTTGCTGTTTGTGGATCTTGGACACTTTATATTGTTCTTCTATCTCTTTACGTCTTAGACGTGCCAAAATTCTAATTTCCGCTAGTGCCTTTCTAGCGGCTACTTTTGTGGAAAGGCTTCGCCTTTTAGCAAACAACTCGTTTGCCTTGAAATACTCCATGTATGCCTTAGTGAGCTTGTCGTGTGTGTCATCTTGTATGGTCATATGTTTCCACGTCATTAGCATATGCTGTGAAGCCGTTTTCTTTTACAACCTTAAGCACATTGTTCACTCTGCCCATTAATTCATCTTTGTGTGATATCAAGAATATGTTTTTGCCGGACTCTCTGCTCATTTTCTTCAGAATAGCCAAACTGCTTTCAACACCTGCTGAATCCATTCCAGAATCTATCAATTCATCCAAGAACAACAAGTTGATATTTTGATACAAGTTTTCCCACACATCTCTGAATGCAAAACTTAAACCCAATATCAATCTGTTTCTTTCACCTCTACTCAAATTGTCAAAATCTAATTCCTGTCCCAGTTGAGTGATCTCCACACTTAAATCATTTTTAAATGTGACCAAGTGTGGAAGACCCAATTGATCCAAGTAGTGAGTTAACCTGTTGTTCAAGAAGGTTAAATTTTGATCAATTATCTTTTTTCTTATGAAAGAATCTTTGTTTGTTAATAATTTGTACAAGAACTCTTGATGTTCTTTTAATTTTTGCAATGTGTTTGCTGTGTCCCAATTTATTTCCTGTACTGCTTGATTTTTTAATTCATCTATTTGATCTAGATATGGATTAGATTCATCTTTTTTATTTGCAAGTGCTGTTTTGATTGAATCTACATATTGTCTGTGATCATATGCTTCTTTGATTGTGTCATAATATGTGTTTGGTCTTTGATCCATGTCGCCTACTGCTTCGATATCTTTCACAGTTTGTTCCAATTGTTGTGCCAACTCCATCACATAACTGTTGGATTCTCCATATTCTTCTTCCAATGTTTTCTGCATTTCTTCAATTTTGTCTTGAGGAAGGTCCTGACCACATGCATAACAAGTGGCTTTGTGATTAAGTTTTTCTAAATCATCATGTAATTTTTTTGCTGTTTTGTCTGCTTGTTCAATGGTGGATTCTAAACCAGCTCTGTCTTTTTGCAATTGATTTAGTACATCATTCAGTTTGGTCCAATCTTCTAATTTTTGATGTGTTTCTAATTCAGAATCGATGTCTACACTTTCTAATTCTTTTAAATTTCTATCTAATTTTTCTATGTCTGTGCTGTTTTGATTTTGCCAAGCACTGCTTTTGTTGTTTAAACTGTGAATTGTTTCTTCAACTTTTTCATTACTGATTTTTAAACCTTCTAAACGTGCTGTTTCTAAAGCAATATCTTCTTTTGAACGTTTGATGTGTGTTTTTAAAATATCTGCTTTCTCAGACAGTAATTGTATTCCCAACAGTTGTTCAATTATTTCTTGTTGTTCATTGTTGTGTAAACTTAAGAATGGTTGTGTGTATGTGTTCAATGCCACAATGTGTTTGAACATTTTTGGATTCATGCCAATCATTTTGTTCAAATCTTCTTGTGTCTTACGTGAATCTCCTTGACTAACATCTGATAATTCTTGTTCTTGCTCATCTATGTAATATTTCATCACATTGGGTTTTCTACCACGTTCTACTCTGTAGTTCACACCATCTTTTTCAAATGCTATTGTGACCAACATGGCTTTGCCGTTGGTTTTGTTCACAAGATTGTCTTTACGTATTTTTGTAAGTGCTTCACCATACAGTGCGTAACACAGTGCATTCACAATGGTAGTTTTACCTGTACCATTACGTGAACCTGCATCATCACCACCCATGTCCAAGTTTTCACCTAGCACCAATGTTAATAATTTTTGTTGAAAATCTATTGCTTGAGTTTGGTTTCCCACACTCATAAAATTTTTAACAGTTAATGTTTTAATCAGTATCATTGTTTAAATCTCTAAATATTCTAAGCAACACCGATTTATCATATGCGTCCGATTCAATTGTTTCAATTTCTTTAGAAACGATTTGATCCACACTTTCAAACTTTGTGATATCAAGTTCTGTGTTAATTTCTTCTTCTTGTTTGCTTGGAATTAGTGTTATTTCTCTGCAATTATATTCTTTCATAAAAGTTTCTTTGATATAACTGGCTTCTTCAAAACTGATATCAATATCCAATGTAACTCTTAGATGCATCTTCTTTTTCATAATCTCTTTGGTCTTGTCCAACAATGTGCTTAATTTTACATTTCTATACTTGGGACAATTTTCCCAATTGAAATACACAGGCTCTGTGCCATGTTCTAGTATCATCATGCCACGTTCATCATCATCTACATCTGCATAATTGTGTGGAAAAGGATTACCTAAATAGTGAATATTATTTTTTACTTGTCTTTTATGAAAATGTCCAGAGAAAACATATTCTTGTTTTTTAAAATCGCTTGGACGTAATTCTCCTGTGTCTGGCATTTCTACCATTGCATTCATAAAGAAGTTGGGTAATTCAAAATGACCAAACATGTATTTGCATTCCATACCACCAACTTTTTTCCATTCATTGCCTACTAACCAAGGCACTAAAATAGTATCATCTATTTTTGTAATTTCAGTTACCATGGTGATGCCTGGAATAAATCTGCCAAATTCTACTGACTGAATGTCTCTGCTGTCTTTGTAATACAAGTCATGATTGCCTGGAAAGAAATAAAATTTATCAAATGCTTTTCCTAATTTTTCTAAACATCT